ATGAATATATTGGATAAGGTACAGCAGTATCGCCAAGAACAAGAGAAGCTTCATTGGGAAGGAACACTTGCTGATTATTTGAACTTGTTAAAGGACCGTCCTTATCTTGCTCAATCTGCACATTCTCGTGTATATAATATGATTAAGCATAAAGGCATTGACGAGGTGGATGGTGTCAAACATTATCATTTCTTTAAAGATGCCTTGTTCGGTTTGGAAGAACCGTTGGAAAAGTTAGTCGAAGAGTATTTTCATCCGGCAGCAAGAAGACTGGATGTGAAAAAACGGATTCTTTTGCTTATGGGGCCAGTGAGCGGGGGGAAATCTACGCTTGTCAGTCTGCTTAAACGAGGACTGGAAGAGTACACGTTCACGGATGAAGGAGCAGTCTATGCCATTAAAGGCTGTCCAATGCACGAAGACCCACTTCACTTAATTCCCGTCCATTTGCGCAAAGACTTTGAAAAAGAATATGGCATTCGAATTGATGGAAATCTATCTCCGCTGAATTTGATGAGATTAGAAGAAGAATATGATAATAGAATTGAAGATGTTATTGTTGAACGAATTTTCTTCTCGGAAGATAAACGATCCGGAATCGGTACATTCAGTCCTTCAGATCCCAAATCACAGGATATTGCCGACCTGACAGGGTCCATTGATTTCTCGACAATTGCGGAGTATGGGTCCGAATCAGATCCCCGAGCTTATCGCTTTGATGGCGAATTAAACAAAGCGAACAGAGGCTTGATGGAATTTCAAGAGATGCTGAAATGCGATGAAAAGTTTCTTTGGCATTTGTTATCTCTTACACAGGAAGGCAACTTTAAAGCAGGTCGATTTGCGCTCATAAGTGCTGATGAATTAGTCGTAACCTCATGGTATCAAAAGACCGTATCTATATTTAAACGGTCTTTTGCGCCAGAAAACTTAGTTTCAAGTAAGGTGTTAGTTTAAGCTTGGCCGGGCGTCTTCCTCGGCCTTTCTCTAATATTTCTATGTCCACGTGATCAAATATAGAACGAAGAATTGCGTTTTTATCTGACTTGTGGTCTGTAACCTTGTACGTTTCTAATATAGATTTTATATTCTGTTTGGCTGCTTCTATATCTATATCCTCTGTTGTCTCAACGCCAGGCACTTCTACATGTAAATTCTTAAGTCCGTCTTTCTCTTTTTCAATTTCCGCTTTACGTTCGAGGAACATTTCATCTGTATATATGCCAGCTTCATATTTCTCGAAGATAAACTTCATTCTACGCTCAAGTTCTCCTTTTCGCATATCGATGCTCTTCTGGATATCAGCTTGACTTATTGTGCCTTTGCTTTCTTTCTTCACAGCTAACATATCCATTTGTGCTTTAAATGACTTATTGTCCAATTCTCCAAGTATACGAAGCGTTTCTAGTAAATCTTCCTCGACGTTTCTATATTTTACAAATGTGCATCCATTGATAGTGCACCATAGAAACTCTTTATGATAAATACTCTTAGAGCCATCAGCTTTTTGGTAATGCTGGGTACTGTATTGCCTAATCATTTTTTTTCCGCACTTTACACATCGGCACAAGCTAGCTAATTCTGACACATTAAAATCCAGTTTGTTATGCGGAACAGATTCACGCTTATTCATGCGATCTTGCACTTTATCCCACATATCTTGATCTATAATTGCTTCATGTGCATCTTTAACCACTACATGTTCATTCTCAGGTCGAGGAACTCTTTGCCCATCAGCTGTTGTCATTTTCGTGTTAAAACGAAGTGTTCCAGTATAAAGATCATTAAGCAATATTCTTTGCACCGCAATATACGACCAATCCTTTCCTGCAGGGCTTTTAATTCCAAGACGATTCAAATAGGTACTCAACGCTTTAAACTGCACAAGTTTACGTTTTCCGTTGTCTTGAATAATACCATTTAGATAAAAATCATAAACACTACGAATCACTTCAGCCTGCTTCTCATTAATAACAAGGTGTTTAGTATTGGAATCGTAGTCATAGCCAAACGGGCTACGTCCAGCAACCCACTTACCTTCAAGGGCAGCATTGTATCTTCCGCCAGTCAAACGCTCTCTGGTTGTCTCAAACTCTTCACGAGACATAAACAACTCAAATCGAATCTGCCGCAAGTCTGTGTTATTTGTTGGATCATACACTTTCCAAGGAGTGATAATGAACAGACGCTTGTCCTGTATTAAATCATATATGATTCCCATATCGGTATAAGAACCACGACCCATACGAGAAATTTCTTTCACGGCGATCGCATCATACTTCTCCATCTTGATGTCCTCAATTACTTGCTGGAATACCGGGCGAGTAGCTATCTTATCTCCAGATCCAATCTCTGGTCGTTGTTCGTATGGAATACCGTAATCAGCTAACACACGATCCATCAGCTTCTTTTGCTCATGTAGCGTGTCTTCTCCAGTTTTTCGTTCTCTATCTTCATCCTGTCGAGACTTACGTAGATAGTTAACAACATTCTTGATTTCGTACTCTTTTATTAGGTTTTTCAATGATGCCATGTGTTCACCTCTTTTGGTTTATTATTTTTGGTTGGGTATACAATATATATCATAACCTTGAGATGTTTAGAATTTCCATAAGAAAATTATAGTTATTTTTTCTATAAGCCTTAAACCGTTTCATGTAATCCACGTTATATTAGTACTATCAGAGTCGGCCAAGAGATACTTGGCTGGCTTTTTTTATGGAGGAAGACATGAACTGTACCAGATGCAAGTCCAGTTACCGGATAATGATTCGGTATTATGACGATATCATCTGCACCGATTGTTATTTGAAGCTTCCATTTGAGCAGAGAAAACAAGCTTATTGGGATATGGAACGGCGCGTTATATCAGCGTCCAAGTGAGGCACTGTCCTCTACGTAGTGGACACATTTACTGTCCTCTATATAGGGGACACCACTGTCCTCTACGTAGTGGACACCACTGTCCTCTATATAGAGGACACCTAAAATAGTTTCTTCATATAATGCAAAACAGCTAAAGAAAACTTTAAAGAAATATATAAAGAAATACCTAGCAAACATCATTTGCTAGTCAGGATTACTAGATTTAAAAGAGAAGGTGATGGGATGAGATGAAGAATAAAAAGGCTGCACCTGCTGTTAAGAAAGTAGACAAGCCGATGACCGATAAGGATTGGAAAGAATTGATGGGAATGAAGCGCGATACTTACAAGCGTGGTAAGGGTGGAGCATTACGGAATACAAGGAGGAGTTAAGATGACAAATCATCCTGGTTCAACAAGGTATGAGTGTTTAAATTGCAAATCAACAAGATCAGCTATTAAAGAGAAATATGGAGAAGTAATAGTATGTGAGTTATGTAATGGAGCAATGGTGGATCAGTTCTATATTTACAAATATAAAGCAGCTGCAGAAACTAAAACGAACAACGATATGCAGATTAAAGTCGAAGTCGATACATCAGAGATGGATGTAGCAATCGAGAAGGCTAAGCAGCTGAATGAACTCACGAAGGAATACGAGGATAGAACAAAGCACAAGGATGATGCACTGGTTCCAATCGCTAATGCAATCGCCGCAATACAACATATCCAATCACAGTATCGTCCTGATAAGAAAGAGAAGCTGCTTGTGATTGAGATTGATGATATTCACAGTGTGCCGCGTATTATTCATAAAGGTGAAAGGATAAACATGATAACGACTGCGCACTTCGAATGGAATACAGACAACGAGTATCCGCAACCTAAATCATATCATATTGAACACTACGATGAGGAAGAGCGATGCTTCAAAAACATCGGAAGCAGCAAGTGACTGAATACAAGACCAGGCAGCAGAAGCAAAGGTTCTATAAATCTGGACCATGGCGCAAGCTCAGGCTCGTTGCATTAGAGCGAGACAACTATGAATGCCAGCAGTGTAAGAAGAAAGGGAAGTTCAGCAAGGGACAGAACGTTCACCACATCAAGGAGATCTATCATCATTCTAAACTTGCTCTTGAGTTGGATAACCTTGAGACACTATGCATCAACTGTCACAATGAGGAACACAAGAGAACGTTCAATAACATTGGGACTAAGAAGGGCAGGAAGGTGTGGAGAGATGAGAGGTGGTAAGATGCCAAACATTATTATGGCATTGCTGATGTCATTCATAGCTTTAACCGTGGCGAACTTTCTTTATGTATTAACGCGAGGAGAGCAACTCATCTTATCTACTGTCACAATGCTTTTGTGCTTATATCTCTTGGATACTAGGTTCAAATAAAACTAAAGGAGGACAATAGAATGACAGACATTCAGAAGGCAGCTAAAGAAAGAGTGAACGAGATCATGAAGGATTATGATGTTGCTTACATTGATTACAGTGCTTTTGATGATGAATATGTAATTAGATTAGAGAAGCCGGAAGAAAAAGAAGAAAAATAAATACACAAGACACCCCCCGCCTAAAGATTTGGGCGTTTTTTTATGCCCGGGGAACCGGGGCAGGGGGTCTGCTGTCCAAAAAAATCGCGAAATTACACTGTTATATTAGGGGGTGTAAAAATAGAGGGGGGTTTTGAGTGAGTAGCATAGTCAAAATTACCGATTTAGAAAAGCAACTATTGCTGCGAATAAATCAAGACGACTTAATCGAAGTAGATAAGGTGAAACGCTACATTGCTATAGTAAAGCAGATTCGTAAACTTCAATCAGCAATTAATAAAGATGGTGTTATGACAACAACAGTAAATGCTAGCCAGGAATTCACAAAAGCAAATCCAGCTTTGAATGAATTAAATAAGCTCACAAAAACCCTAATTTCTCTCGAAAACTCTATTAAATTCGAGATGTTCAATCAAGATGCAGTGATTGAGGACGAAAACGAAAAGGATAATGACGAACCGAATGTCAGTGATCTTTATTGATTCATCAGAAGTATGTGGATGCATATATTGAAGCCTGGAAAAAAGGACTCATTATTTTCAATCAGGAACGAATCGACCTAGTAAAGCAATTAGAATCAGAGGTACTAGTTAGAGATGACATCTATTTTGATGAGATCCAGATTGACCAGTGTATTAATTACATCGAGAAATGGTATTTCAAACTGGAGCTATTCCAGAAATTCATAATTGCTTTCATTTTTCTTAAGTACAAAAAAAGAAACAAACTCTTTTACAAAGACATTGTAATTGTCATCGCCAGGGGTAACGGAAAGAACGGACTAATTTCCGGTCTATCAGATTACTTCATAAGTCCAGGGCATGGCATCGATGGATACAATGTAGACGTTGTGGCCAACAGTGAAGACCAGGCACAAACCTCAGTAAAAGAAGTCTACAACATGAAAGAAAAAAATAAGCCATTCATGAAAAAGTTCTTCTCATGGACCAGAACAAAAATCACTGGTAAATCTACCATGGCCGAGTTTATGTTTCGTACATCGAATGCTGACACTAAAGATGGAGGGCGACCCGGCTGCTTGATTTTTGATGAGTGGCATATTTACGAAGATACAAAATTGATAAATACACTCAGCTCCGGCTTAGGTAAAGTCATGCATAGGAGACGAATTTATATTTCCACTAACGGCCATGTCCGTGGAGGGTTTTTTGATAAGTTCATTGAACAGTGCTTGGAAATCTTACAAGGCGGCAGCAAGCGACAGAATCGGTTTGTGTTCATCTGCAAGATGGATGACAAGGATGAGATTCATAACCCAGAACTATGGGAGAAAGCAAACCCCATGTTTAGTAAGCCGAGGAGTCCTTATGCTGAAGAACTATTTGACACTATCATGGACGAATATTTGGACTTAGAAGAAGATCCGTCAGGTCGGCCAGAGTTCATGGCAAAGAGAATGAACTTGCCTCAAGAGGATAACACGGTGAAAATCGCTTCTTGGAAGGATATACAAGCCACCAATAGACCTATCCCATATGAGCGCTTAAAGAACAAAACCTGTGTCGGTGCTATAGACTTTTCTTTTATCAAAGACTTTACGGCCTGTGGAGTCCTGTTTAAAGATGGTGAAGACTATGTATGGGACAGTCACCAGTTTGCTAGACGTGATTTTGTCAAAGAAGCAAATCTCAAACCACCGATATTCGAGTGGGAAGAAGAGGGTTTGCTCACGCTGCTGGATGAACCAGTAATTGATATCAAATATATGGTTGATTACTTCTGTGATATGAGAGAAAAATATGGGCTTGATACTATTGTGGGCGATACGTTTCGACTGGATATTGTTAAGCAAGCCTTGGAAGAGGCAGGGTTTAGAGTCCTTTATATTAGAAACCCTCACGCTATTTATGGAAAATTAGCTCCAAGGATTGAGACTTTATTTGCGCAAAAGAGAATTGTATTTGGTGACAATCCTTTAATGAGATGGAACACCAATAACATCGTCGTGAAAGTAAAGAACGATGGCAACAAGGACTTTGTAAAGAAAGATGAAGTTAAGAGGAAAACAGATGGGTTTGTCGCCTTTGTTTACGCGCTTTGGCAAGCAGATGAGTTACTGCAAGATGATGGGGAATTTTTATTGGATGCAATTGATTTCTAATCAGAAGGGGGTGAGAGATTGGGAGTATTAGACCTATTCGGGCTGCTAAAAAGAAATCGAGAAACAGAAGTGATGCTTGATCTTGATTTGTTTGAAGATGCAGCAAGCAAAACACATTTAAAGCGCATGGCTATAGAGACTTGTATCGGGCTAATCAGTCGGACTATCAGTCAATCGGAGTTCCGTGTTAGAAAAGATAAAAAGACAATCAAGGATGAGATGTATTACAAGCTCAATCTTCGACCGAATAAAAATATGTCTGCATCATATTTCTGGCAGAAGGTTGTAAGAAAGCTGATTTACGATAACGATTGTTTAATTATCCAAAGTGATACGGGTGACTTACTTATCGCTGATTCGTTTATCAAAAATGAGTATGCTGTGATGGAAGATGTGTTCAAGAATGTCATTGTAAAGGATTACGAATTCAAGCGTAATTTCCTTATGAGTGAAGTTATCTATATACAATACTCAAACGAAAAGCTCTCGAAATTAATCGATGAGCTTTTTTACGATTACGGCGAATTGTTTGGCCGGTTGGTAGAGTTCCAGAAGCGAAAGAACCAAATCAGAGCAACTGTAGATATTGAATCAGTAGCCGGAAATGATGAAGAAAAAAGAAATAAGATTCAAAAGTTTATTGATCGAACATATGCAGCTATTCGTGACAAAGTCGTAGCTATCATCCCGCAACAAAAGGGCTTTACTTATCGAGAGCATCAGAAGGATAACGCAGTAGGACCAAGCGTGGAGGAAATCAACAAAGTCACTGAAGGCTTTATGTCTCAGGTGGCGGCAGCGTTAGGGATTCCGATTGTTTTACTTAAGGGTGATACAAAAGATTTGGAAAAGCCTACGCGAAATTACATGGTGTTTTGTATAAAGCCATTAGTTAAGAAAATAAGCGACGCACTTAATTACACCATGGTTGATCGTTCGGATTATTTAAATGGGCAGCACTTAGAAATCAGAACACCGACTTACAGCGAAATCTTCGACCTTGCGAACAGTATTGACAAACTTATAGCTTCCGGTGGGTGGAATCGAAACGAATTACGCGACAAGGTGGGTGATGAAATGGTGGATGATCCGAAGATGGATGAGTACGTAATGACCAAAAACTATGAATCCATCGATAAGACTGGTACTGAACATGAAGGAGGTGATACAGAAGATGAGTAAAGAGCTCAAGCAACAATTAATGAACATGATGACCAAAAAGTCAGATGTTCGATTTGAAGCAAGTGCAGACAGCAAGGAAGCACAGTTGTATATCTATGGTCCAATTAGCAGCTGGTCTTGGAGTGGTACAAGTGCAAAAAGCATGCAGGAGAAACTAGCCACTACCAAAGCTGAAACAATTCATGTCCATATCAACTCACCTGGCGGATCTGCCTTTGATGGAGTTGCCATAGGTAATCTCCTGAAAAATCACAAGGCGAAAATCGTTATTCATGTCGACGGCTTTGCTGCATCTGCGGCTTCGGTTATCGCGATGGCAGGCGATGAAATCATTATGCCGGAGAACACAATGCTTATGATTCATAGAGCATCTACGATTGAATGGGGAAATGCAGCTGCATTCGAGAAGACTGCGAGAGACCTACGTAAGATTGATACAGCATTAGCAGCTTCCTATAAGAAACGTTTCATCGGAGAAGATGGTGAACTGGAGCAGCTGCTGGATGACGAAACTTGGCTAACTGCTTCAGAAGCTGTGGCTTTCGGTTTAGCTGATACTGTCAGTGATGAAATTGAAATCCCTGAGCTTGAAGACGAAGCTGATATCCCAGATGAGCAACCAGAGGAGTATGAAAACAGTAAGGAAAAGCTACTCGCTAAATATGGAGTAGCTGCACAAACAAATAAAAATAAATCGAAAGAGACTGATCCTGACCCCGCGGAAAATATTTCAGTGCAGAACGTGGCTAGTCTCTTTTTGAAATTGAAATTATAGGAGGGCAAAACATGCCTAATATTAAATTTGTAAACTTTGAAGATAAAAAAACAGCTTTTGCGGAAGCTGTACAAAACGGTGATCAGGAGGCGCAGGCGTCTGCATTAAGCGAAATGATTGAGGCACTTTCAAGTGATGTTCGTGCTGATATTTTCAATCAGGTGCAAAGCAATATGCAGGATCAATCAGTTTTGCAGGCACGTGGCACCAACATGATTACTAGCGAAGAAAGAGAATTTTTCAATGCCGTTATCCAGGAAGGTGGATTTAAAGACAAGGACACTCTTCCTAAAACAACGCAGGAACGAGTATTCCAAGACCTTGTTGAGTCACATCCGTTGCTGCAAGCTATTGGTATTCAAAACCTTGGTGCAGTAACAGAGTTTATCTATTCTGATCCGGAAGGTGCCGCTGTATGGGGTGAACTGTTCGGAGATATTAAGGGGCAGCTTAATGCAACATTCCGTAAAGAGAAAATTACTCAACTTAAATTGACTGCATTCATTCCGATCGCGAACGACATGCTGCAGTTGGGACCAGTATGGGTTGAGCGTTATGTTCGTACAATGATTGCTGAGGCTATGTCTGTCGGTTTAGAACGCGGATATGTTGCTGGTGATGGTCAATCGAAGCCAATCGGACTTTTGTACAAAAAAGAGGAAAACGGTGCTGTCACTCTAAAAGAGTCTGCCGGCACACTTACTTTCCGTCCTGGACGTACGACTATTAACGAACTTAAAGGTGTAGTTGAAAAGCTTTCCATTAGACCTGTTGGTAAAGATGGAGAAGAAAAAGTGCGTAATATCGCGGGCAAGGTTGTCATGGTTGTTAACCCATTTGATAGTTTCGGAATTCAAGCGAACTCCACTATCCAAAACTCTGCCGGCGCTTATGTACAAAGCTTGCCATTCAATCCAACAGTAACAACGTCATCGTTCGTTCCAAAAGATAAAGTGCTGTTCTTTGTCCGTGATCAGTACATCGCTGCAATTGGTGGGGCTATGACAGTAAATAAGTTCACTGAAACAATGGCCATGGAAGATGCTACATTGTACATTGCCAAGCAATTCGCAACAGGCAAGCCGGTTGATAACTATGCCGCACAGGTCTATGACTTGAATTTAGCAATTGAAGAAGATACAGCAACACCAACAACACCAGAGGAGCCAGCCGGCGTCTAATCTAGGAGGCGGCATAGATGGCTGATGTCACAGAAGAATTGCTGCAGGAATTTAAAGATCGCCTTCATATATCTCATAAAAGCGAGGACAGTCACCTGAAGAGGTTGCTGTCCTATTCTTTTGCGGATATATCGGGTATATGTGGACCCTTCTCTTTGGAAACCGATAATCCGGGTAAAGAGTTGGTACTTGAACGTTCGCGTTTCGCTTACAACGATGCACTTGAATTCTTTGAAGATAGTTTCCTGTCAAAAATTAATAGCTTCGCTCTTAGCAATCTCTCGGACGAGGAGGAGAGCGATGAGACAGTTCAAGTATAAAGAGCCTCGTAAGCACTCAGGAGAGCTGAGAACGGCTGTTACGTTCTATGAATACGAAGATAATCCTGGACCATATCCGGGCGAGCGTGCAAAAAGTACTTTATTCGAGTGCTGGGCAGCTGTTGATCAAGTGTGGCTCCGGGATATGGAGCAAGCGAAAGCCAATGGTACGTTGTCAGACTTAACCATTACTATTCGTGATCCAGGAGAGGATTACAGGCCGAAGAACAAGCATTATGTGCAGGTGCACGAGCCGGAATACGAGCATTTACGATACAATATCCGGACAGCTCAACCTAACCTGAAAGACCGGCGCTTTATCGATATTGTGGCGGAGGTGGTAACAGGATGAGTGTAGAAGTAACGGGGCTTAATAAGTTACTTAAAGAAATAGAAGACCGTTATGGAAAAGATAATGTGCAGCGTGTAAGTGACCGCGCATTGGAAAAAGGTGCCGAAGTCTTTGTTAGAGAGTTAAAAAGTCAATTTGAATCCTTCAAAGACACTGGCGCTTCTCTACGAGAGATCACGGTTTCTAAACCAATGACTATTGGCAAGGAAAGAGCAATTAAAGTCCACTGGAAAGGGCCGGATAACCGGTACCGTATTATTCACTTGAATGAATTCGGTACTGTTAAAAATCCGAATCCCAAAGGTAAAGGTGCAATTGCTCGCGCTATGCGTAATGCAGAAAATGCGTATCATGCTGCAATCGTTGAGGCTGTTAGGAGAGGGCTATAATGCTGGATAAAATTTATCAAGCTATGATGGCCGATGCATTTATAGTGACGCATGCCGGCAGCCGAATTAAGTATTATGAGTATCCAGAAGCAGCGAACATGGAAGAATCTCATATTGTTATAGATCCCCTGGATGCTCCTAAGCCGGGTGACTATGGTGACAATGAAATCCTCACTGATGATTTTCTTTATCAAGTGGATGTTTGGTCAAAGGACATAAGCATTCGGGATGAGCTGGCTAAAAGGATACGCAAGGTTCTAAAGGAGATAGGCCTAGTTCAATATGGCGGTGGCGCTGATGAATATGACGGTGACTATGGCATTTATCGCGATGCCCGCAGATACCGCGGAAAAGAATACACAACTGATTTTGACACCTGAGAAGGTGTCTTTTTTATACCCAAAAATAGGAGTGATAAAGAATGACTGAAGAAAAAAATTACCGAGCTTCCACTGGTATTGACGAATTTTACTATGGTGTGCTTGACGAAGTTACAAACACAACCGCTGCTGTAGAACGGGTGAAATTCTTGCAAACTATTACAGTAGAAATGCCTCAAGAGCCAGTTCGTGCATATGGGGATAACATCACTGCGGAATTAGCTGTATCTAGCGGAAACACGTCTGTTACTTCTGGTTTTCATAAAGTACCTGAGCAGGATAAAAAGGTCTTGTTCGGTTTGGAAGAGAATGAAGGTTTGATTGCATATGGATCCGAAGACACTCCTCCATATGTGGCAGTCGTTTTTGCTAAGACGTATGAGGACGGTTCAAAAGAATGGGTTGGCTTGCCTAAAGGAATGTTCATGCGTTCGAACATCACCGGGCAGACAAAAGGAGATGGTGTAGAGTTTAGCAGCGAAGAAGTAACAGCTGAATTCATGGATCGTACTGTAAAAGGATTCGAAAACGAAAAGTCAGCTATATTTGGTCGTGATGCTAAGGGTCAGACTACAAATCGAGATGCGCTGTTCCAAGCCATTTTCGGACAGGCACATCCTTCAGTTGTAGAAGGCGGAACCGAAACTACCCCGGAAGGAGTGTAATGTATGGCTAAGAAAGAAGAATTGAAAGACGAGTTGAAAGAAGAAACTGGCGGCGAAGTAACTGCAGCGGCTGCAAAGGAACCGGTGAAAACAGAAGAAGACCAAAATCCTACTGAGGACTCAACGCCTAAGTTGAAAAAACGAAAATTTGTTGCGGTACAAGATTTCAAGGATTTGAAGGACAACGGGAAAGTTTATCATAAAGGTGACTCTTTCCCTAAGCCAGCTAATAAAAACGTGAGCGATGAACGATTGCAAGAGCTCCTTACTGCGAGCAACAATCAAAAACGATCTGTCATTAAAGAAGTGGAATAAGACCGAGGATGAGCTATGGCTCGTCCTTTTATTTATGCGCATAAATAAAAACGAAAAAACAAATAGAGGAGAATTACAATGAGCGAAAATCTAAAAAGACATGCAATCGAACTGGTCAAAGATGTTAAAGAAGGAGAAATCGTCAAGGAAACTTATTTAACTCCTGCTTTCTTGCCAATGAAGGTAGTTTACGAAGCGATTGAAGTATACGCAGAAATCGAAAAGAACGAAACGAGTGAAGGCACTAATCCTAAGAAAGAGATTGAACTTTATACACGTGTGATGAACTTTGTTGCGAATGAAGTGTACGGCAAGCAGTTCACTCCAGATGATATTTTCAATGGGCTGCATGCACCAGATGTAAACAGAGTACTTTTTGACCAAGTGCTATTTGTTGCGCGCGGGGTGCAGAATGATTTCACAAAAAAGTACCTGGCGAAGAAACGCTAACTGACGAAGATTTTACTTTCGAGAAGCAGAAAGAGTACTTGAATAATCTAATCAGAAAAATGATGAAAAGTGGAAAGGACATAAACGAAATATTGAATATGCCTTATCACTTTGTATTGGATCTGTTAGCAGAAGAAGCAAAGCCAAAAGAAGAAAAGTCCTTAATTGCCACGTTTGGCGGTTAGGGGCTTTTTAAATTTTCGAGGAAAGGAGGAACTAAATGGAACGCATAGAGGGTTTATCGATTGGGCTTAACTTGGACGCCACAGCATTAGAGCGAGGCATTCCGGGATTAAAAAGTAAGCTTGTCGGATTAAACAGCGAAATGAAAGCCAACATGTCTGCCTTCGATAAGAGTGAACAGTCCGTCGAAAGATATGAAACAAGTCTTCGTGGACTTGATAAAAAGATCACTATTCAAAAACGCTTGGTCAGCGAATATAAAGCCGAGTATGAAAAGATGGTCAAAGAGTACGGAGAAGGTTCCAAGCAAGCAGACAAAGCGGCAAAAGCTTATAACAACCAGGTCGCAGCTCTCAACAATACGGAAAGATATACAAAAAACCTGCGAGAAGAAATGAATAAGCTCAAGAAGTCGCAGCAAGAAGCAGATTCCGGTTGGAGTAAGATGAGTAGCAGTATGAAGACTGCTGGCGGCCATATGAAAACTATGGGCGATGGTATCAAAAGTCTCGGTTCTTCCATGACAGCATTTGTTACAACATCAGCAGTTGGTCTTGGTACTGCTATGGGATTGGCTGCATCTAGCTATGAGGATTCTACTGTCCGGATGAAGAACTCTTTAGGTCTAACCACTGGAGAAGCTAAGAATCTAACAGAAGCCTCGCGTAACATCTACAAAAAAGGATTCAGTGAATCCACCCAAGAAATAGACACTGCGCTTATTCAAACGCGTCAAAATATAAAGAATTTAAACGAAGCTGATTTGGAACGCATTACGAACAAAGCGCTTGTATTGGCTGATACCTTCGAGGCTGACGTAAACGAGGTCACACGAGCCGGAAACAATGTCATGAAGGCATTTGGTCTTGAAGCAGACGAAGCGTTCGACCTGATGGCGCATGGAGCTCAAAAAGGTCTCAACTTCTCTAATGAAATGTTCGACAACCTTTCCGAGTACGCGCCTTTATTCGGTAAGATGGGTTATTCGGCAGAAGAATATTTTGAGTTGCTTATCAATGGGGCAGAAGCCGGTGTTTACAATCTTGATTATATAAACGACGTAATGAAAGAGAATCAGCTTCGCTTAAAGGATGGTTCAAAAACAACATCGGAGGCTATGGAGAAGCTTTCCTCTTCTACTCAAAATGTATGGAAAGAATTTCTTAAAGGCGATAAGACAGTCAAGGATGTGTCCAACGCAGTTCTTGCGGAATTAGAAGGTATGGATGACCAAGTAGCTGCTAACCAGATTGGTGTAGATTTATACGGTACCAAGTGGGAAGATCTCGAAGCGGATGCTATGTATTCACTAGGCGGTATCGATGGTGGATTAAAAGATGTTGATGGCACGATGGATGAGATGATTAATAATGCCGAGCAATCATTATCCCAACAATGGAAGTCAACATGGCGTGAAGCAAAGGATGCGCTTGTACCATTAGGCGAAACGCTTATAGAATTTGCTCGAGACGTGATGCCGGAAGTAAAAGAAGGTATTGCTGGCGTTACCGATTGGCTAGGGAATTTGGACGATTCCACAAAGACAAACATTCTTAAATTCGGTGCTTTCGTAGCTGCAGCTGGACCTGTTCTCATGACACTTGGCAGTCTTGTGTCCAGCGTAGCGGGTGTGGTAACAATCGCCGGATCACTATCCGGTATGATTGCCGGAGCTGGCGGACTAGGTGCTGCATTAGCAACCTTTGCAACTGGTCCTGTTGGAATAACTATCGGAGCTTTGGCTGCATTAACTGCTGGCGGCATCGCGCTATATAACCACTTGAAACAGGATGCTATTCCGGAAGTGGATCTATTTGGTGATGAAGTTTCCAGTTCTACCGAGCAAGCTGTCGGTGGATTCATGAAGCTAAATGACGAAGCGACTGTTCAACTTAACGAGCTAGCGTGGAGCGGAAAAGCTGTAAGCGAGGATATGCGTGATAGTTTGGTAGCTACGTTCGATGAGATGGGAACGCAGATTGTAGAGGGTTTGAAAGAAAAGAAAGATGAAAGCTTGCAAGCATTGTATGAATTCTTCGCTGAAGCAGAAGGGATATCCGATGAGGATCAGCAAAATCTCATTCAAAAAGTGGAAGAAGGATATAAAAAACGTGAAGAGAAGGTTCGAGAGGGTCAAGAACGCATCGATGAAATAACAAGAAAGGCTCACGAAGAGAACCGTGAAACAACTACCGCTGAGAATGAAGAAATGAACAAAATCAAGCAGTCATTTCAGGATCAAATGTTAGTAGCATTGACCAAAAATCAAGAAGAACAAAAAGCAATCTTAAGGAACATGCAAAGTCAGTCATCAGAAATATCAGCTAGACAAGCAGCGGACACTGTTAAGAACTCTGCAGAAGCAAGAGACAAAGTTATTGCAGATGCTGAACAACAATACAGCGATACTGTAGCTACTTGGGAAATGATGCGCGATGAGACAGGTGAAATTAAAGCTGAAGAAGCAGATGCTCTCATTGAGGAAGCAAAACGTCAAAGGGATGAGTCCGTTGCACATGCAGAAGATATGCATGAAAATGTGGTCACAGAAGCAAGGTCACAAGCAGAAGAGCATGTAAGCGAAGTCGATTGGGAAACAGGAGAAGTTCTCTCTAAATGGCAGAAATTGCAGAATGATGTTGGGCTTAAGCAAGCTGAGATGGCTGCTGATGCTATTAATACTTGGAATCTACTGAAAGAATATGTTCCTCGTAAAGCTGGAGAAATGAAAGACAAGGCTATTGATAAGTTCCTAGAACTGAAAAACAAGGGTTCTAGTTTATTTTCGGCTTTAAAAGGCGCAACGGTCGGGAGATTTTCTGAGATGACAGCCAATACCCTTTCTAACGTCTCGCGCTGGAAGAATTCAGTACAGAACGTTGCATCAAATCTAAAAGATCGCACGCTGGGGAAATTCTCTGATATGAAGAGCGGTGCAATTCGCAGATTTTCCGATATGGCGTCCAATACCTATGGAACATTTAAACGTTGGGGCGGCTGGATCAGCGACGTGTTTGATGACGTTGTTCAAGGTGCTAAAGATTTGCCGGGCAAGATAGGCGCCGGTATTAGAAGCATGGCTGGAAAAGTTACGGGTGGAATTGATACATTGAAAAGAAAGATGATTGGCGGATTAGAAGTTGGAGTCAATGGCGTAATTAAAGGTATCAACTTTGTGCTGAAGCATGTAGGTGTAAAAGAAAAGAATCGGCTGGCCAAGTGGGTTCCTGAATACGCGCACGGCACAGATGGTCATCCCGGAGGTTTGGCTATCGTTGGTGATGGAAAAGGCGCCAATGCTGGTCAAGAACTTATCCAAACACCGGATGGGAAATTAAGTTTGAGTCCAGCCAAGGATACGCTTGTCAACCTTCCGAAAGGTACCAGCGTCCTTTCTGCAACAGATACACGCAAGCTTATGGCAAACATCCCTAAGTACGGCTGGGGTATTGGTGAATTAAAAGAAGCGGCAGGAAAAGCAGGCGGATGGCTATTAAAGAAAGGGAAGCAAGCTAAAGGCGTTGCTTCTGATATTTGGAATTATATATCCGATCCGAAAGAAGTCTTGAAAAAGGGATTAGATGCTGTTGGCTTCAATATGCCGGAATTTCCTGCAAGCTTTGCCCCCGCAACAATGCCGGCTTTAAACAAAATGCTTACTGGTGCAACTAGCTTTATCAAGGGCAAAATAGCTGATTTTGGTTCATTTGACAGTAACGCTCCTGGCAATGTAAAAGGATGGATTTCTGCAGCTATTGCACGTACAGGTGTCCCGTCGTCTTGGCTTGGTCCTTTGACTACAATTGCAATGAAAGAATCAGGTGGCCGTACTGGTCCATCTACTATAAACAGATGGGATATTAACGCTAAGCGTGGTATTCCTTCCATGGGTCTTATGCAGACCATCGGACCAACATTTAATGCATTCAAGGCTAGAGGCTGGAATGACATCATGAACCCTATTCATAATGCAGCGGCTGCTATAAATTACATCAAGTCCAGATACGGTAACGTATACAATGTTCCGGGTATTAAGGCGTTGGCACAAGGGCGTCCATATGTTGGATATGCCACAGGGGCTCGTGTAGCGCAGCACGGATTGTATGAGTTATCTGAGGAAGGTCATCCAGAATGGGTAATTCCTACTGATCCACGCCGTCGTACTGAAGCAATGAAACTTCTGGCGCTGGCTGGCAAAGAAATAACCGGTAATAAGAGGCCTAACCAATTTCCGAATCCGGTTGGCGGAACTGGTGATGGTGTAATGGCTGATGTTATCAATTTATTAAGAGAGATGATTGGTATACAGCAAGAGCAGCTACAAGCTATACTGAACGGTCATATCTTAGAGATTGATGGTAAGCGAGCCGGGCAACTGCTAGAAAAGTATATTACAGGCCAGCAAAACAGGAAAAAGGGAAGAGGTGGACGCAATGCCCCTAAATGGATTTGAGTTTAACAATCGACGAAGTGACAACATCTATATGCTGCGGGGGCGGAGCAAGTCCCCTTTCTCTCCTCTTGAAAGAGAGGTTGTGAAGTATTCTGGTGGTCATCGATTAAAGAAAACAACCCGAGGTTTAATCGAGATCAATCAGCCAGTAGGATTCAAAGTGAAGAATGACGAAGAACAAATGCAGATTGTGAAATGGATGACAGACTGGCTTATTACAGAAAGCTGGTGCCCGCTAAAGTTCGATGACGAGCCAGGCAAAGTTTATCCGGCTGTACTGCAGAACGACATGAATGACTTTGAAAAGATGGCCACGCTTCGGCAGGGAACACTAAGCTTCACAGCACTGTACGCAGCTGGCAAAGAAATAGAGCTCAATTTATTACCTGATAGACGCTCTTACTTCATAACAGGGCAGCGCGAAACAGACTGGACCAGTAAAACAACATTTGAAGCACCAACTAGCAAATACATCATTGAAGAGGCTGGCGGCGGCCGTATCGTGCTTAACTATAATTTTATTGCTGGTGATGTATTGACAATCGACTATCACAAACGAAAGGTGCTGCTGAATGGCGAGAATCTAGCAACGGCCATTGCATTGAGCACAGTATGGTTTCCGTTGCATCCAGGCACCATGACTATAAATGCCACTGAAAATACGATTATGACTTATGTTGAACGATTCCATTAAAACGAGGAGGAATGAATATGTTTAAGAGTAAAAAGCGAAAAGAGTTGGAGAATAGGGTCGCTGTGTTGGAAAGCACACTAGATCATATGGCCGGTGTGTTAAATACGTTAACTGAAGTGTCCGCCGCTGCAACGACGGACAACATTGTTGATGGTGAAAAATTAAAAGAGACGCTTGAAAAATATTTAGATGATACGTTAGAACGCAAATTTACTCGTCGTCGATTTTGAGTAAGTCTAATTCTTTCAGTACATCGATGATAAGTAGTTCTGCATGAGTAGTAGCCTCATAATAAGTAGTGCTTAATAATTGGGGCAAAATTCTACTCATGAATTCATCCATGGATACTCGTTCAAAGCTATTAAAGACTTCTTCTATAGATTTAGCGAAATCTTTTTTTGTTTCTTCCTGTACTTGATCCATAATTTCTGTAAGTTTTTCTTTAGAAATCTGCTTAGACATAGTCACACCTCCTATCTACCAAGATAGGAACATTCTACCAGAAAGGAGGACATAGTTTGACAGAATTATATATATTTAGCCAAGATGATCAGCTGCTTACGGTTATCACAGAATCAACAGGGCTTGTCAGTGCACCTTTCCGAGAGGAATTAAACACGGTGTCTGATACGCCTTTTTCTTTTACTGTCGAAGCTGATACAGAACAATCACAACATGTAAAAGAAGAGAATCAAGTTGTGTTCCGAGATAAAGATGGCGACCTACGACTGTACGTGATTAAAGAATTGGACGACAGCGACGGCGCAGATGGCCCGGAAACAACGGCTATTTGCGAGCCGGCGTTTATGGAACTAAAAGAACACATCGTCGAAGATAGACGTTTCACCGATAAAGAAGCGCAGGTTGCATTAGACGCTGCACTAGAAGGCACACGCTGGACAGGAGAAGTGGAAGTATCACTGGGTATCTATTCTACAAACTTCTATTACATTACTAGCGTGGATGCTATCTGGAACATTCTTGAGACATGGGGCGGCGACTTTAAAGACGTGGTCGAATTCGTAGAGGATTCAAACCAAATCAAGCGGCGAGTAATTAAGCTGCAGCAACGCCGAGGTGTGGATCGTGGTCAGCGATTTGAGATTGACCACAACATCACGGAAATCCAGCGAACAGTTTTGTCTTATCCAATCACAGCCATGTATGGCCGCGGTGCTTCTCTCGAGACAGAAGGCGGTGGATATACCCGATATATCGACTTTGCAGATGTGGAATGGAAGAAAGCGAATGGTGATCCGGTAGATAAGCCGAAAGGACAGAAGTGGGTCGGTGATCCCGAGGCTTTACAAGAATATGGCCGTGTCCATGAAGGTAAGCTGTTACACCGAGAAGGTATCTTTAGCAATCAAGATTACGAGACAGCCGAGGAACTGCTGCAGGCAACGTGGCAGGCACTACAGGAGGCAAAAGCACCAGAAGTAAATTACAGCCTTTCAGTAGAACTGCTGGAACGTATGGCAGAATATGAACATGAGCATGCGGAGTTAGGTGACACTTCCCGAGCGATTGACCGTAATTTCTCTCGACCAATTGAAATACAAGCACGCATTATTGCAATGGAATATGATCTTACCGACATTGAAGGAACTGCTACCGTGGAAATGGGGCAGTTCCTTTCTGTTGATTCTGATAATAGGTTGGAACGCGTCATCGATACCATTAATAATAACCGCGGCAAATGGGAGTATGTAACGGATAAGAATTATCCAGACATTGTGCCAGCTGTTCCGGTAAATGTAGAAGCAAGTGGACTTTTCAAATCAATACTCATTCAATGGGATTACACAGGCTCAGTCTATATAAAGCATTATGAGATATATGGTTCACAGGTTCAGGGATTCGTTCCACAACCGCAGCACTTATTGTACCGAGGGAATATATCGTCTTTCACACATGCTGTGGAAACAGACCAGAAATGGTATTACCGGGTACGGGCTGTAAATCATCATGCAACAGCAAGTGAGTACAGTGAAGAAGTGTTCGCAAGTACTGTACGCGTCCTGAGCGATGACATTCTGTTTGGTGAGGATATTGCAGCACAACTCCGGGAACTGAGCCTGACTTCCCAACTGCTTGCCGACGGTAGCATTAACTTTGAGCAGATATCAGAGGCGGCCAGGGAACAGATTAAACAAGAATCAACGACGTACACGGATGAACAAATTACAACTGCAAGAAATGCCCTTATTCAGGACATCGCTGATAAAGCTGATTTGGAATTTGTGAATGGTAAATTCAAATTCTCGGATGAAAAGCTGCAGGAGTTAGATGGCGAGATTGTTGAGCTTACTAACAAGACAATCACTTATGATCAAGACTTTGTAGATGTGAAGCAAAGTGTAGATGAAGTGACGGGAACGATTGACACAACTATTCGACAAGTGGAAGGCATTGATAATACCGTCAAAGACCATCAGCTAAAGATTGAGCAAAATGCTAAGGGGATAGAAAGCAAGGTCAGCACTGATACTTACAACCAGGACAGTGATGCGATTAACCGGCGCTTTGAGAGCGTCAACAGTGAATTCTCGCAACAGGCGGGCTTGATTCAGCAGCGTGTAACCGAAAAAACATACAACGAGGGAATTAAAACGTTGCAAACTAATATTGATGGCATCCAAGTTGGTGGGACAAACCTTATACCTGGTACATCATCAGAGTGGGAAAGCGCAACGATTGGTCAGTACAATAGAACGGCAAGCCAAAGATATCATTACAGTGAGTTAGGATTAACTCCGGGGGATACAATTACATTTGGAGTAGAGCTCCAAGACTTATCAGGAAGAAAAAGGCTAAGAGCCAGAATAGATTTTTATTATAATTCTACAGGAGAAGATGGTAAAACTATTCATTACGGTGAACCGATTATTGCTAAAGGGTCAAAAGGGAGAACATTTGCAAGCGCGGTAGTAGATGACACTAAACCTTATATCGTTTTGTTCTTTAATAATGCTGATGCGAGTACTGTTCCTGAGGTTACTGACTTAAAGTACAAAGAATTAATGCTTGAGAAATCAAATAAGCCATCCGCATGGCAGCCTGCGCCAGAAGATTATCTACGTAGGTTCATTAAGAATGAATCCGACATCAAACAATACGCAGACTTAATCAGTCAAAAAGTAAGTGAGACAGTTTACAAAACCGACCATGATAAAGTAGTACAGCAGCTGGCAGACCATACTTCCTTAATCGAGCAAACAGCGAAAAAGATTGAATCGAAGGTCGAGTCCAGCACATTCAATAACTTGCAGCAGACGGTTAGCAATCAAGCTTCAACTATTGAGCAGCAGGCTAAGCTAATCAGCCAGAAAGTCGATTCAATCACTTACAACGGGCTAAAAGACACGGTTGAGAAGCATACAAGCCTAATTGAGCAGCAGGCTAATCAGATATTGCATAGAGTGACAACCGAGAAATTAACAGAAGAAATTGAGAAAGTGAAAGTAAAACAATATGCTACATCGGGTACGGGGTCAGATAATTACGGGAAGTGGACTAAAATATTTAGCATAAAGGCAACAGCCAGATATCAATTCACTTCTTTAGATTTTTCATTCATCGCTGGTTCTGATGGAGGCTCAAAAACAAGATTCGGAAGAGGATTCGCACGGTTAAAACAACAGAGTGCAATGGGAGAACCACCTATACCGCAGCTTGAAATCAGAGAATCGACAGGTATTGGTGCTGGAGATTTTGTTTATGTCATAACGCAAAATACCACTTCTCTAACAGAAATGATAGTTTACATGCGTATCACAAACTCCCATGAAAGGTATTTCATCACACCGTTATCTAGTGCAGGAAATAATCAACCTACATTCTATGAGAATCAAGGGTTTGTTAAACCAGTCCCCGGTGATTACGTATATGCTATTAAAAATCTAGTAGCAGGGGATACGGAAAAAGTAAATGGAGTGGATGCAGGCCAAGTTACACAAAGGCTTTCCACAGCAGAGTCTGAGATTAAGCAACAAGCCGACAATATTGAATTAAGAGTACGGAAAGACGGCATTGTATCTGCAATTAATTTATCATCCGAAGGTGTTCGCATCGATGGACGCTTGCACCACATCACTGGAACCACGCTCATCGATAACAGCGTAATAAAGTCGGCGCATATTGCTGATGCAGCTATTGGCAACGCAGCTATTGCAAATGGTGTTATTACAAGAGCCAAGATTGGGACAGCGGCAATTGGGACAGCTCAACTTGATAACGTGGCCGTTACTAACGCCAAGATTGCTAATTTAGCCGTCGATGATGCCAAGATTGCCAATATCTCTGTAGATAAGCTGAAAGCTGGTATCATAAACGCCAACCTTGTAAAAGTACAAGGCGGAAGCGGTAACGAGTACGCCAGAATAGACGGTGCTTTTCTTTCTTCTCGCGGAAAATACACCCGTACATGGTTTGGTGAAAACGAAAACTTAGATAGTGAAATTACTATCGGTGGCGGTATGGTTAGGGTAACAAAAGTAAACGATCCGCGAGGTAGAAGGAATCTCTACTTTACTAATAACGGTATATCCACTACTGCAGTTGGTGCTGATGGCGATGAAGGTACAGGTTCTGGTGTAATTGAGTTCTTCTCCCATTACTGGGATGATGACCGACGTGGGCTCATGCTTTACTCAAACTTGGGTTCTATCGGCATGCGTACTGACAGCAGAAGCATTTACCTTGATGCGAATCAAGATGTATTTATTAAAGCTAGTATTGGACGTGTCGTCCTGCAGCCGCGTGATAGAAACCGAGCCGGTAATAACCATTTCGTTTTCAATGTCAAAGACAATGGTAGTACTTCGGATACAGATGGAGTCCTGCAATATGGATCACCGCTTACGAATTACGCATCGGGTTTCAGATTCAGTAAATCATCTTTAGATCCTACTGTCTGGGTCACGAATGGTAATGGGGATTACAGTTCCGGACATCTACGGGCAAGAAGCATTTATGCCACTGATGCCATTTATGGTGACATCGTAGGTAACGTAAAAACGAATACCACCAACCTATATCTAATGGCTGACACGGAAATCAGATTTACTAGCAAGGCTGGATACAACAACGGAAACGTGTCTTGGAGAAAAGGCGTCATGCAGGACTTGTCGTCTAACACTGTTGCTTCCCTTACAATCGATCCATTGTATCTAGGTGCGAACTCTGAGATACGAGCAACAAGCAGAGGATTTGCAGCAAGTGGTCCAATCTATCGAGACATTTGGGCTGGCGGGTTCATTAATAAATCAACATTGGATTCCAAGCAAAATATCGAGGATTTGGAGAATATCGGTCTTACAACTGTCAAAGGTCTGAACGTGGTGAAATACAACACGTATAGCGACATCGAAAGAGGAATTTACTTTGATAAACGAGTTGGCTTCATCGCGGAACTTTCTCCTGACATCAGCAACTATAACGCCCAGGGAATCGATGTGTACAGGCTATCTGCCTATAACACCAAAGCCATCCAAGAGCTGAGTGGATTAGCTGAACAAATGGAATCCAATATAGAGAGCATCTACGATATTCTCCAGGCCAACATAAAAGAAATAGAAGAATTAAAAGCAGAAGTTCAAACACTAAAATCAGCATAAACGGAGGAATTTACTATGAAGTTAGAAATTAAGAATAGCATGATCTCACCAGCAATTAAGTTGTTGTATGACTTGAAGCTAAAAGGAAAACAGTCCCGTCATCGGACAAAATTCATTAAACAGCTGCAGGGAAAAATGAAGGAACTTCACACACAAGAACTAGATTTAATCAAGGAGTATGCAGGAGATGATGGGGATGGAGGTCCTAAGAAAAGAGAAGATGGATCGTTTGCGATTCGACCGGAAGACGAGAGTGCGTTTCGGAAGGAACAGGACGAACTATTCGAAGAACCATTTGTAATCGATGGGGGTGATAATTATGTGACCTTAGAAACTGTGAAAGACATTGTCTTGGAATATGACGAGGAAGTCAGCGGTGATACTGCAGTTGCCTACGATTATCTATGTGAAGCATTTGAAAATATGAAAGACTAAAGGAGAATGTAAAATGGCAGATAAAATTAGAGTGAAAATTACTGGTGTAAATTTTGCTTATGACTCAGAGAATGTAAATGTTGAAACCGCCATTCTCAAATTTGAACTTGTGGATCCAATGAATCAATTTTATGGAAATGGCTCAGTTAATATGCCGAAAGAAGATTACTTTACTAATACAGAAGGCATGCCAGGACTGGAGAAGTTCACTAGGGCATACTTGGTCAGCAGGTTCAATGATGAAGCAGCTACAACTGAATAAGATTTTCTAAAGAACGCCATTGAAGAAGGCGTATTTTTTATGCTTAAAAACAGGAATATCCTCCCATTGTGTCGAATAGTGGCGTAAAGGGAGGAATGGATATATGAAAATCATTTTAAAACAACCAATTCAGTTAAAAGACGAAGTGAGTGCAGATGTAGAGATTCTTTTTAAAGAGCTAGAAAGTGAATTTGTACCACGTGTAGGTGAAAGAGTAACTGACGATGTATACCGACATTACCCAGATACAGGGTTATCTCGTGTAGTGGATGATGTTGAATACACGCACAATCTAAAGAAATGTAAAGTTACATTAAAGTACATCTCGATACCTCGAGATTCATTCGGTAATTGTCGTAAAACATTTCACGAATTTGGTTGGACCGATGACTTAAAAGAAAGACATTCTATTAGTATCTTGAAATAAATTAGCATCCCATACGGGGTGCTTTTTCTTTTGCAAAGGAGGTGACAGCAGTGAAAAGATTAAAAGGGGGCGAGAAAAGAAATGGAGGAGGAAGTGATGTTAAATGATCATGAACGAAGAATTGTTAGTCTTGAAGAAGGGCAAGCGGAGATAAAGGGACAAATGAACACCCTCTCTGAACAAGTGACAGCTGGCAATACTAAAGCAGAGAAAGACAACACTTATCTTCGTGAACAAAATGATAAGATGTTCAGAACGCTTATAGAGATAAACACTCGGTCGCAGGACCGCAAGCATGAATTAAAGCTGCTAGACAAACAAAACTTTTGGAAGCTGACGCTTGGTATCGGTGGTAGTGCTGGTGTTCTTTATACCATAGCACAAGCCTTAATCGAATATCTGTCACGTTAAGCCTGTCGGGACTAGCCGGCGGGCTATTATTATGCACAAAAAGGAGAGGTTCACATGGAAGAAGTAATGCTATTTGCAACAATTATTAGTCCTATTGTTATTGCTTTAGTGCAGCTGGCGAAAAAGACGGGGCCTGTTAGCAGTAGATACTCGCCACTGACTAGTTTGGTTATTGGACTGCTAGTCGGCTTTATCGCTTGGCCGTTCACTGAATTGGATACAGTAATGCGGTTATGGGCGGGAGGCTTTGCCGGGCTTGCAGGTTCCGGACTGTTCTCATTAGGTAAGAAAACAATTTCAAATAACGACAACGAGGCTGCCTAAGGGCGGCCTTTTATTTTGAGGAGGAAACAAGATGGGAAGAGTATCATTAAACACATTGTTGCAGCGTTCTGAGAAGAATATGGGGTCCGGCATGAATCCAATCGTTAAGAAAAGCGCACTTGAGCTTGTCCGAAGAGCTTATGCAGAAGGTATTAATGCGCAGATTTCTCATGGTATGCGGACATATGCGCAGCAGAACGCTTTGTATGCGCAAGGACGTACAAAGAAAGGTGCCGTTGTAACAAATGCACGCGGCGGCTACTCTAATCATAACTTTGGCTTGGCTGTCGATTACTTCCTTACTAACAATGAAGGAACAACAGCAATTTGGGATGTGGATAAGAAATGGAGACGCGTTGCAGCCATCGGTAAATCGCTTGGATTCTCATGGGGCGGCGACTGGACTAGCTTCAAGGACTACCCTCACCTTGAAATGACGGGCGGTCTGTCCACTGCGCAGTTGCGGGCTGGTAAACGTCCTAACCTTGTAGATAAGACAGGAACGAAGACTGCAGCGGCAACTCCTACAAAAGTCAGCAGCGCTACAGCTTCCTCTGGTGGTTCTTCCTATATCAAGGAGGCGCAGAAGTACGCTAATAGCCGTGACTATCCTACAAAAGCTAAGTTTACCAAGCTTACTGTAGATGGTTACAAGGGACCGAAAACGATGAATGCATTACTACGTATCTATCAGTATTACGCAAAAGTAGCGATTGATGGCATCTTTGGCCGTAACAGTAAAGCCGCCGGATCTATTCAAAGCCGAAAGAAACATACTCCTGGTTGGACCAGACTTATTCAGAGTCTGTTGAACGTCCATGGGCACAAATTGGCTGTCGATGGTATCTTTGGTTCTGGGACAGAAGCAGCGCTTAAATCCTTCCAGAGAAGCAAGGGGATTGCAGTAGATGGAATTGCGGGTCCTAACACATACGAGAAGTTTTTCAAGTAAAAATAATACCCCTCCTTAGTTGGAGGGGTTATTTGCCGTTTTAAAGAGCAATTCGCTATAATAGATGATGAATAAGTTGATAAAGGAGGTTCATAATTGATTAAAGATATATTGGTTACTACCGGCCTTAGTACAGTCTTATCGAGTATTCTTGTAAAGTTTATTGGTTATTTATTTGATAAAAGAAAGCAAAAACAATCAAATTTACATAGTAAGAGTTTGCAAGTTGATAATTTCTATAGGAGTTTAAATGGTGATAAGATGACTGAAGTTCTTGATGAGTGGACTAAATTCTTATTCGATTATAACCAGCCAGAACAAATCAGAAAAATGGGAGAACAAGACTACGTCAGAAATCTTATTAGGAATACATTTAAGTTTGCATCAGCTAATACCGTCGAAAGATTGTCTAACCTACAAAATTACTTATACAACAATCAAAAAAATGGAGCCTTTAACCCCTTAGTAGTACTAGTGTTAGTAGCTGGTGTAATTGTGTCTTTAAAGAAAGATTTTTCAGATGAATATGTAGAAGTAAATCAACTTCTGAAGGTTACCTTGACTGATTATGATGTGAACAAGGATCAATTTAATGCGATAATAAAAGCACTTAAAATGTAAGACTCTCCTTAATTGGAGGGTCTTTTTTTAATTCCATGTATTGCTGCCATATCCTTCTGATAAATAAATTCAAACGACTCAATTTCATCCTGCGTGAATTGTGCAAGCTTCGGATGCTGCGGAGTCAGCTCCGGCATTACCTCTTGGTCGTCATCTTCACTATCCAGGAAGTCCAGCAACGCTTTCTGCGAAATATCCATTCTTGCCAGCACATATTCTCCATACAATTCAATTCTGATTGGTCTTAACATATTATCTCCTCCTTTTACCCCTATAATCGCATCCAAAGAATAAAAGGTGTGATGTATTTTTTCATCTTTACAATTTCTTAAATATCCCAAAAGGAGCTGGCATCTTTATCCGGCTCAATATCTCGGACTGCCTTCATGATTTTGCGCATTACCTTGGCTCCTGGTTCATAATCCGGATCAGAGCATGCTTTACTAATCGTATTCCTGTTCACTCCTGACGCTTCCACCAAATCCTCTTGGCTATATCCGGTACGATCCAACCACTTTCCCAATCTTGTTCTTTTCTTACCTAATCCCCACATGCTACCGCTACTCCTTTATTAGTTTAATAGCTGCATTATTGACTAGCTTTCTGAAAAAAATACATAACTTCACTCAAATTAGGAAAGTTGGACAAGCGGTGCTACATATTCTAAACCATGGCAGCTACAAAGGTAGATACAAAGGTTTCTACAAATGTAATGCTGCAATTGTAATTAAGCTATAAGAGTGATTAAGCGGGCATTTTCGGCTGTGTTCGGAACGACGAGCAGAGCGAGAGGGAAGAGTGAAGACGGGTGCCCATCTTGGATAGTTTTATACATGGAATTCAAATATTTTTAAATAATTTTCTAATTGGGAGTGATTAAAGTGATCACACTAATAGGTTGTGCTTTAATTGGCAGTTCTGTTGCAGGAGGGGCTTATCCTATATTTGAACGCTACTGTTTGAAGGAAAGGTATCGAAAAAGGAAGCTGAGGGAGAATCTTGAAATGGCATTTACGAATGGAGAATTGTACAAGAGCAGAGGTGAGAAAAGAGAATACCCGTACGTTTTAAAAGCAGAAGAACAGGGAGAGAAGATGACGCTTGTTTTCAGCGTTCCGAAGGGAATGAATCCCGACGACATTGAAAAGCGCTACTACGTCCTTAAACAGCATTTTGGCAATAACATTAAATTAGAATTGGACGTTATGCGTGGCATACTTCAGGTATTTAAAGAAGGTCTGCCAAACAAGCTAACATACAAGATGGAGGAAGCAGCTGCAGCTATTCAAAACATTCGTATTCCCGTTGTATGCGGCCAATCCCTTGATGGCGAACTGAAGGTATATGACATGGTGGATAATCCACACTTGCTGATTAGTGGAGAAACCGGATCAGGTAAATCCAGTGAACTGCGCAGCATACTTACGACACTGATTATGAACAAACGGCCAGAAGAATTGCAGCTAATACTAGGGGACTTGAAGCGGTCGGAATTCCATTTATTTAAGCGGCTGGGCCATGTGCAGGGTGTTTATCATTCACCAGAAGAATTGACTCCTGTTTTAGAAAAAGTAAGGCGTGAGATGCAAAAGCGAGGCGATATGCTTGATGCTGAGGAAGTAAACAGCATAGGTGAGTTGAAAAGGAAGCTGCCGTATATAGTTGTCTGTATCGATGAAGTAGCTCTGCTTAAAGGTGAAACTGCAGTAACAGATATTCTTGAGGAAATTTCATCAATTGGCCGGTCATTAGGCGTGTTCCTTATCTTATCGATGCAACGTCCGGATGCGAAGCTACTTGATGGTAAGTTGAAAGTAAACCTAACTGTGCGTATGGGATTCCAGACTGCAGATGCAATTAACTCAAAGATTATCGGGACACCGGGTGCAGAAGATATAAGCGTGCCAGGGCGCATGATACTGAAAGTGAATTCTGCTGCAGAAGAGATACAGTGTCCTTGGCTGGATAACCAAAAAGCAAAGCAGCTCCTTGCTCCATATAAGCGCAGTAAGCAAGAAGTGCAGCAGCAGGAAGAAGAAGAACATGACGAGTATGCGGGAGTGTTTAACAATGAATAAGCGTGACATGGCTATCATAAAAGACTTAGAGCGATTCCGGGTAATGAGTAGAGATGACATAGCTGCCATTCACTTCGGCAAACTGAAGAATCCAATCACCAGTGCAAACATGGTCTTGAAACGGTTGGCTAGGGACGGACAAATAGAAGTGAGCAAGTCATTCAGTCCGTTCGTATACTTTCCATATGGCTCTATAATGAAGCGAAACTCCACTAAGATACCCCACTTTCTCAGCCTAGTCGATGTATACAAACAAATCACCCACTACTACATGCCGCGCACATTCCAAATAGAACCGAAGTACAGCAAAGGACTTGCAGAGCCTGACATTTACACAGAATTCAACGGTACTCCATTCTTCATTGAGGTGCAGCGGAATGTATACTCACAGAAGGTAATGGACCAGAAGATTGAGCGATATGCTGCGCTTCGGTATTCAGAAGAGTTTAGATCAAAGCGGTTCCCAATTGTAATAATGGTTAGCACTACGCGTTATGACATTAAAAGCAAAGATATTCGTGTATTTCAGACTGAATCTATTCATGAGTTCATTCGTAATGCAGAGAGAAGCAGGCAACCAGCTAAGAAGCCTGTGCAGGGAACTATTAAATACAAGCTGGGATGAATACATTGTAGATGGTATGATTTAGTTGAATTGGAAAATAAGAAAGTTTAGATCAGGAGGAAATTATGTTTGCGACTTTGTTGATTTTGTTAAGCATTTTATTGTTTCTTGCAGGCATCGGTCTATTAATTACATTCGCTATCTTAAAGAAGAAAGCATGGATTTGGATTTCATCAGGAATGGTTGTGGTCGCTCCTATACTACTTGTTATTGGGATAGTTACGGCTTTTACAGATGGTGAAGAGGTGACTAAACAAAGCGAACCGACTGCTACAGAAGTTTCAGAAGAAGAGCCAGCAGGTGAGGAAGAAAGCATTGATGAGCTGACGACGCAGGATGAATTAGATGAACAGCTAAAAGAAAAATCTATAGAAGTCGATTATGAAAAAGTTAAATTGGGTGAAGTTAGCAGCGATGAAAACTTGTATGTAGATGGAACTGTAGCTATGATCAAAGACCCCAACGAATCTTTTCCAAAGTATTACTTAAATACCGAAGAAAGTGATGGAAGCACAGGGTGGTACTTAATATGGGATATGAGAATGAACGGACTACCAGAGGAAGATGATCAATTAAGAGTTTACGGGTCATATGACGGAAAAGAAGAAGAAACAGGAATACCCATGTTGATTGGAAAAATTATAGAAAAACAATAATTTGTCTAAAGAGTGGCTACTGCAGCTGCTCTTTTTTTGTACTTAGATTAATTGGTCAAAATTACCACTATAAATTTGGTAAGATATACCTGTATTATGAAAACAGGCGCCTAATTAATGTCATGACAAGATTTTTCCCAATTTCCAAAAAAGGATTTCCATATGTTCGCATTGTGTGCTAATATAAGAACAAGCGTTCGCTAAATAACCAAACAAAAAAGCACATTCAAGGATAAACTTAAACGTGCTCTTACATAAATTTCTTTTTTACAGACTTGTATAGCTCCAAGGATCTAACAACATATTCTAACTCATCAGGTGAAAGTGATTCTAGGTGCAAGGGGTTGTCCGTTCGTTCGAATATATAGTCTAAGGAAACTCCATGATAGTCTGCAGTTTTAACCAAGGCCTCGTATGACATCTGACGTTCGCCGCGTTCTAGCATGCCGTATGAGCTTCTTGAAAACCCAAGTTCTTCAGCAAACTCTTCTTGGGTTAGTCCGAGTTTTTTTCTTAAATCGGCTAGTCTATCTAGTCTCATATATACACCCGCTCCCTAATCAAACATTATAAAGCGGGTTGCGCACGAATAGTCTAAATGCCACAAAATGTGGCTTATATCATTATTTTTGACACTTATACAAGACAAAAAAGGTGGTTTTATAGCATGGTAAAGGTGGTTGATTTAGATAAGGTTTGTACAATTTTGGGCATAAAAAAAGATATGCTGAAAAAGATTATTTCTCCGAACGTAAAAAACGAAGATAAGAAATAAGATTTTTCGCTTCCTCTTCAGTTAGTTCTTTGCCGTCAAGTTGTAGATTGTAATGCTGCATTAACTCTTTATTAGATAGTTCCAGATCTCCAAGAAACTCCTTCTCATTAGTTGCATATGAGGCAGGGGTTTCTTTTATTTTGTCCTCGAAATTAATTGGTTCCAGTAAATCGTCTTCCTCCCAGTAACCACAAGCCACCATTAGTTCAACCAAAGAGGTAGAAGTTAAGTAAGGCGCTAACTCTCTGAGTGTTTCAGGGAATGGCTTTTGTTCATTTCTTTCTATTCTTGAAAGGGTCGAAGCAGATATACCACTTTTAGCTGCCAAACCTCTTAAAGACTTATATCCACTTTCCTTTCTGTGTTTTGCTAAAAATTCTCCAATATTGACGTTTCTCATATTCATCCTCCTGGTATTGTTCTCTATTTATATAATTATTTTTTGTATTTGTGCTGTAGTTCAAGGTAGTCATGAATACTCATGTATATTGCCTATAGGCAATGACACGTTAAAAGTATAATACACAAATTGCGTGCGCGCAATATAACAAAGCAATAATGTTGCGTTCTCGTAAGTGTGATTATTTTTTTGCGTCCAATTTGAATAAAAGTGTTGCATGCGCGCTACGTTCTGGTGTATAGTCTGTCTTACGAGAACAAAGGCTCGAATGAAAGGAGGTTTCGAAAGTAAATGACGAAGACTGTTATTAGGCTTAACAAAACTGCTCTACTCCATGCTGCTATAGATAATAACTTGAAGAAGAATACTGAGATAGCAGAGAAAATAGGGGTTTCTGCAACGCAATTATATAGAGCTCAACTTCCTGTTGATCATCCGAATTACGCTTCTCCGGGTACAGGATTTATCTCTGGTGTACTCAATGCGTTTGATGGTCCATTTGAAAGGTTCTTTTTTTTAGATGACGTGTTGCGCGGGCGAAACAATAATTCTGATGAAGGAGGTGAACAAGATGCCATTGTATGAACATTACTTGCCGGAAGATTATGAGTTGCTAACTGAAACTCTCGGTACGATGCATGAAACGTGCCTGAAGATTATCGAGATGGGTACAACTGCTGACTTCGAACAGCAAGCTGCTCTTCAAATCAAATTGCATACAGCTCTTACTACATTGCATGCACTGAATCACAAGAAGACTCAGCGCGTTGAAATAGAACTTGCTGAGTCAATAAGGAGGCACATGTTTTGATTAATCGTATCAGGGAGTCGAATTGGACTTACAGAATATTGTTTGTTGCTGTAGCTGGCTTTCTGGTTTGGGGGCTTATCAATTATTGAAAGGGGGTGTTAATAAGTGGAATACGGAGTGGCTGGAACAATCGCAGTAAAGCGGGTAGGCGGAAATGTCATCGATAAAGACGTGAATGACTGGCTTGAAAAAAATCCGTGGGTAGACGTCATTGATATTAAATTCTCAGCAAGTGTTACCCATGAAGACCGGGGAAACGATGCATTAATCATTTACCGAAAGGAGTCGTAACATGCAGATAAAATTCAAATCTCTTAAACTGCAAAACTTTAAATCCCACCGCGATCTTACAGTTAACTTTGGCGAGGTAACTAAAATCGCGGGGGATAACGCCGAAGGTAAATCAACCATTGGCGAATCTATTTCTTGGTTATTATACGGTATCGACTTGCTAGGAAACAAGCTCGACCCGACACCGGTAACATACGAGGCTGATGAGACCTTGGTTTCACTTTTATTCAACGATGGTCAAAAAGATGTCCTCTTATCTCGTGGATTAAAGAAAGGTAGGGCGTCCTATTACATCAATGAAGTGCCGTCCAAAGCGGGCGATTACAACGAATTACTGGATAACTTGTTTGATAAAGACCTGTTCTTGAGTCTGTTTAACCCGAACTACTTCTTCACGATGAAATGGACAGACCAACGAGCAATGGTCCTGCAGTATGTAACAGCACCTGCAAATAAAGAAGTATTTGCAGCATTGCCTAAAGCACAGGGAGATAAACTGGCTGCCTTGGTTAAAAAGCATTCTCTTTCCGACATAGACAAACTACATCGTGATAAAAAGAAGAAGCTTGATAAACAATACATCGCAGCACAGAGCAAGACAAAAACGCTTAAAGAGCAATTAGAAGAGGATGCACCAAGAGTACCGTTGGAATCCCTGCAGGCTGAAAAGAGCATATTCACTAAGCAGCTGAATGAAGTGCAAGAAGTCATTAATTCTGCCAGCAGCACCAACAATCAAATCAATACGCTGAATGGTCGCATTAAAGCATTACTGGACGAGCGTAGTCGCATGCAGGAGCAATGGAAGATATTAAAAGCTGAGACTATTGAAGATACTTGCCGCACCTGTAAGCAACCATTGAAAGGTGATGCAGTCAAAGCGGCGGAGGAAGACAAGGAACATCGTAAAGCAAACTTCAAGACTACTTACGATAAGACTGTAGCTGACCGTAAGGCATTAGAGGCACAGCTTGCAGGCCTAACATTCGTTGACGTATCTGAACAGATGGCTAAAGCTCAAGAGCTGCAGCAGAAAATAACACCAATTGAAGCAGAGATACGGAATCACAAGCAGTTTGAAGACAAAGAGAAACAAATGCATAAAGCTGTTGATGCTGAAATGGAAACTCTGGATTCACTAAACGAGTCCATCTTTATTGTCGATGCAGTCAAAGCGTACTACGCCAAAGAAGCAGAGCTACAGGCTGCTAAGGTGGATGACTTGCTAGACAACCTATCTATCAAACTATTTGAAACGCAGAAGAATGGCGAGATTAAGACGACATTCGAGATTCAAATGGACGGTAAGGACTATCGCAAGCTGTCACTGTCAGAGAGTATTCGAGCCGGACTAGAGCTGCGTGATGTGCTGTCAGAGCAGAGCGACGTTATCACCCCTGTGTTCCTTGATAACAGTGAATCAATTACTAGATTCAAAGAGCCACTTGGCCAGCTTATTGTTAGCCGAGTTGTTGCAGGAGAAGAACTCAGTATAAAAGGAGCGGATGAGTAATGGAAAAGATTCATGACATCCTTCAAAAAATCCGGAAGTTTAACGGCCAGATTGAAGACATTGAGCGCATGGAGGAATGCGGTATTGATGATGTGACTGTTGCTTCTGTAGGAAGTAATCACAGAAGTCAGCGTTATGCGTTGGATCTATCTGAACTCGGAATTGATAAAAAATATGTAACAGATCTTCTTTCTCCAATCCTGACAGCGAAGCTAGCTGAACAGAAAAGTAATCTTAAAGTTGCCATTTTTAATCTTAGCAAGGAGCTGCAGGAATTAGCTGGGGGCGATGACTAATGCCGGAATACTTAGCAGAACAACGCATTGTAATTACCAAACAAATAACTGTCCGCGCAAAAGATGCTGATGAGGGCCGCAAGCTAATTAACAAAGGGGTTTGCATAGTAAATGACATTCGCCAGCTTGACTATTTAGATATTAATGAAAAACAGGAGGAAACAACACATGGCAAATAATCAAAATCAACTATCCCTTACACCGGAAATCACAGAGGCTTTCAAGCCGGAAGTAATCGAGGTAATCCGTAACTCATTCGCACCAACAGCAACTAATCAGGAGTTCTTGCTGTTTGCACATAAAGCAGCATCTTACGGTCTGGATCCATTCAAGAATGAAATCTTCTTTATCAAGTACGGCAACACAGCTCGAATCCAGTTTGCTGCAGAAGCGTACCTATCCAAAGCGCGTGAGCAGGAAGGCTTTCAGCCACCGGATACACAGATGGTCCATGAAAATGATGAATTCAAAGTGGCAATGAACAAAGAAACAAAAGAGCTTGAAGTGGTCACGCATGAAATCGCCTTTCCGCGTGGCAAAGTAATTGGTGCTTATAGCATTGCTTATCGCGAAGGTCATCGCCCCGTCACTGTGTTTATGGACATCGATGAAGTCTCCCATATGTTCACCGGCCAGAACAAGGAAAACTGGAAGAAGTGGACAAGCGACATGTTCGGTAAGCATGTGCAGCAGCGGGCGTTAAAACGCCAATACGGTCTTGAATTTGATGATGTGACTATCCCACAAGGTAATGAAGGCGAACCGGAGTCACCGCAGCAGCGACCTCGAAGAGATGTTACACCAAATGACGATGACATTATCGATGGCGAGGAATCCAAGCCTAATCAAGAACCAGAACAGAAGCCATCCAAGACAGACGAGCTTAAGTCTCAGATGAAATCACTGTTCACGCAGCTAGGTATCACGACGAATGAGGGCGTACAAGAGTATCTTAAGTTGCATGCTCCAAAAGCGAATCCTAAAACACAGCAAGGATTGGTCGCCATCATTCAAGTGCTTGAAATGAACTTGGAAATGCAGCAAGCCCAAGCATCCGACGATGACGCGTTGGACTAAGCCATGTATAACCCTTATCGGAAACACAAACCGAGGGTGCAGGTAATCGAGAAAGATCTTGACTGCGAGATTTGCGGAAATGAAATTAATCCTGGTAAAGAAGCTTATAGCCGCGGGTACCGAATCTGCCCGCGGTGCCAGGAAACATTGGAGGAGAATTATGAGCGACGTCGGCTCTGTACTCAAAAAAGAAAGAGAATCCAAAAAGTTATCACTTAGAGAGTTAGCTAGAAGATCAGGGGTTTCTCACCCTTACATTTCTCAGCTTGAGAACGGTAGGACTGGTGTTCCCACTTATTCCACTGTCAGAGCACTGGCGAAGGGTTTAAGTGTTGGATATCTAGACTTGTTAATCGCAATAGGGTTTGTAACTGACGACGATATTGAATTGTATAACAAGCAATTTAGCGAGGAGCTTGTTTAATGAAAGTAGACATCCTAGCATCCGGATCTTCCGGCAACTGCATAGCACTTACAGCTGGTAACTCTACCATTCTAGTAGATTGCGGTATTGCCAAAACAAAGATAGAGAAGCGCCTGATGGAATGTGGCATCGAACCAGGCAACATTTTGGCTATATTTGTCACTCACGCCCATAACGATCACATCAAAGGGCTGCCGATTGCGGAGAAGTATCATATTCCCGTATATGCCGGTGAAGAGGAATGGAAATCGATTAAGAATGTACCGGAGGAGCTGCAGCATCCTGTCTACTCAGAAAGCATCCTGTTTGACCAAGAAGGCTACGGCGATTGGTTTGAGATAGAGCCATTCAAAACGCACCACGATGCATACGACCCGAGAGGATATGCAGTTTGTACGGAAAATCATAAGGTTTCAATCTGCCTAGACACTGGCCATGTAGATGCCGACATGCTCGAAGCAATGAAAAACAGCCAAGTGTACATCATCGAAAGCAATCACGATCCAGTCATGGTCGAGCATTCCGACTACCCGAATTCAGTCAAAGCACGTATTGTCTCGCAGGTCGGTCACTTGAGCAATATGCAAACCGCAGAAGCACTGGCACAGTTGGTGCAGGGCGAGGGAGAAAAGATTTATCTTACTCACTTGAGCAGCAACAACAATATGCCTTCACTGGCTTTAATGACAACAGTGCGGCAGCTGATGAAGAAGGGTTTCAAGCAAGACAAACATTATGAGATTGAGGTGTTCTAAATGGAAAAAGCAATCGTACCGAAGCAAGTATCCCAGGCGTTGGACTTACACAAGTTAGTTTGGGATAAGGCTTCATCTAAAACGCAGGCGCTCCAGTTTATGGCTTTGCCCTTCTCTGAAGTAAAAGGAACGGCAGCCGAAACGCTAAGGAAATATGCAATTAAAGAGCCTGAAAAATACATGCAAGCAGTTCTGTACGGTTACGAGCCACGTATTGAAGATAAAAAAGATTTGGCTAATGTTATTGAAATATGGGTGGCCAAGCCATACGTGGATGATGAGCGCAAGGATATTGAGCAGTTTGCCGGAGTGATCACCAAACACTTTCAACAACAATGAACGGATGATATGGCATGGCAAAACCACAAAGAGAAAATGGCTATACCGGTATTGCCAACGAAATCATGCAAGAGATTGCCAAAGTAAATTTGAACGGTACTCAATTCCGTTTGGTAATCGTGATTTGGCGATACACCTACGGTTTCCAAAGGAAGATGTATCCCATGTCAGTGAGGTTTTTAGCCGAACATACCGATGCTGGCAGAACGCAGGTTAGCAGAGAATTAGATGTACTGATTGCTAGAAACATAGTAATCACCGGTGAAGCCAACAGCAAAGGTAGACACATTGGATTTAACAAGGATTACACATCATGGCTGGACAGAGAGCCAAGTAAGGGGGAAGTAAAGGTGGCACCTAATAAAGACAAGGCAGCTGCAGATAAGAGGCACCCTGCTAAAAAGCAGAAATACAGCGAAGATAATCAGTATTACAAAATGGCCATATATTTCTTCAAACGAGTTGAGAAGGTCGTAGAAGAAGCTGGCATTGCTCACCTGCTGCGGAAATCGAACATGCAGACTTGGGCAGATGATATGCGAAAGCTGGTGGAATTAAAAGGCGTTGATAAGCGCAAGGTCTTAGAAGTGATGAATTGGGTTACAGAAGATTCTTTCTGGCAGACAAATATTCTTTCAGCTAGAAAACTCAAAGATAAGTTTCCGGAGTTGGCGATTAAGATGAATGCTGACCAGAAGAAGTCGCAGCCTGCAGCTAGAAAAGCTGATCCGCGTGATCCAGAAATCGCGCTTCAAAAATGGATAAACGAAGGGAATGACCCGAATGACTTCAAATGGAATTGATGTAGAACTATCAGCAGAGCAATCTGTCCTGGGAGCTGTATTCCTTGATGCTGAGGTCTTGGATGATATCAGTTTCCTTGAGGCAAGAGACTTTAAAAACCCGGTACATGCGGACATCTATAAAGCGATGCGTTATTTGGAAGACAAGCAGCAACCAATCGATTTTGTAAGTGTGATGAAGGTTTACGTGAGAGCTAAAAAAGATCATGAGATTACCTCAACCTACTTGCTCAAATTATCTGATTCATGCCCGACAACAGCCAATGTAGTTTATCACGCTAATATCATCCGTTCTCATGCTTTGCGCCGAAGGGGCTCGGATATAGGAAAGCAGATTCAGCAACTGGCTCGCGAGGATTTTGAAACTGACGAAGAATACTTTGCAGCAGTTGAAGCGAAGGTGACGGAAATTCGTCCTAGTGATTCAGGGAAAATGAAGAGCTTTGCTGATAACAGACAGAAATATTTTGCTCACATCATTTCCAAAAACGTGGAGTACATCGAGACAGGTTTTCCACAATTTGACGACTGGGCGCACGGAGTTTGGCGGGGATGGCTTTTCATATCAGCCGGAAGACCATCAGTAGGTAAAACAGCATTAGCCTTACAGCGTATCCATGGCGTAGCACAGACCGCTCCAGTCCTTGTATTCTCGCAAGAGATGGACGACACACAGCTGACAGATCGTCTTATTTCTAATATGAGTGGCATACCTTACAATCGAATTAAGAACAAAGACCTTACACCTGAGCAGTACGGCATCGTTGAAGAAGAGTATAAGAAACTTGAGAAACTACCAATCTTCATACAGGATAGCGCGGGCATCACCATTGAGGAAGTAAGGGCAACCGCACGTCGTTACAAACGAAAATATGGAGACTTGGGAATGGTTGTAGTGGATTATCTGCAGATTATGAAAATACCTCAACATGGTAACGAAAACCGTGCAACTGCCATAGGTAATGTAACAACAACAGCAAAGTCAATCGCCAGAGAATTGAAATGCTGCTTCATGATGTTGTCTCAGATGAACAGGGAAAGCGATAAGTTTGCACGAAAGCCGACATTGGCCGACCTGAAAGAATCATCTTCAATCGAGCAAGACGCCGATGTGGTGGAGTTCCTTTGGCACGATCCAGAAGACAGAGTCCAGGAAGGCAAGGTCATCCAGCAACTTTTTGCCAAAGGTCGCGATACCGGCATAAATGAGTTTCGGTTACTCTTCCGAGGTTGGAAGCAGCAGTTTGCAGAGCTGGATAAGAGACGATAGGAGGAGCTTGTAAAATGAAAAATACACTTGGCGACTTGAACAATCATTTATTTGCTCAATTAGAGCGTTTAAGTGATGAGGATTTAATAGGAGAGAAACTGTCAGAAGAAATTAACAGAGCTCGCTCTATAAACGATGTTGCAGCAAGAATTATTTCAAATGGATCGTTGGTGCTAGAAGCGCAGAAGTTAGCCGATGACCGCATGAATGCAGATGTAACAGTCCCCAAGATGCTAGAAGGAAAGTAATATGAGGCTATTTACTAAAGAGCAGCATGAATTCCTTGTTGAACACGTTGAAGGAAGAACAACGAAAGAGCTGGCAGAAATAATGAATAACAAATTCAATTTATCTGTGAGCAAACAGCAAATTCACTACTACAAAAAGAATCATCGGTTAGTCAGCAATATATCAACTGCATTTAACAAGGGGCATATCCCGAAAAATAAAGGGACTAAGGGCTTATATAATTCGGGAGGAAATAAAACTTCTTTCAAAAAAGGCCAGAAGGCGCACAATTACAAACCTGTAGGCTATGAGCGTACTGATTGTTATGGTTACGTCCTTGTAAAAGTAAATGATGAAGGTCCGTGGCACAAGCGGTGGAGACATAAGCACAAAATAGTATGGGAAGAAGCCAACGGCCCTATACCGCCGAACCACGTTATACTTTTTGCAGATCAGAACAAGGAAAATATCGTGGCTGAAAATTTACTTCTTGTATCAAGAAAACAATTGGCTACATTGAATAAACAGGATTTGCTCTCCAACAATGCAGAGCTTACAAAGACAGGCATAATAATGGCGGATTTGTACCAAAAGATATCAGAAAGGACGAAATAACAATGGGAGAAGCAGCTGAATTAATTATTGAAGGCGTTCTGTGTGAAGCGTGTGGCGGTGTAATAGACGGCGAAGAAAGTGGCTATCCAAGATGCTGTGAGGATTGCGAATGAAATCACTAATTATTATTGCCGCAGCCGCAGCTACTGCATATGTGTACGTAATTAAAAAAGAAAACCAGATACGCAAGTACGAGCAGCTGGATCATGGGGAGGAAACAAGATGTATGTAATTCAAGTCAATAAGAAACCGACAGCCAAAACTCTGTCTGATGCTATTTCGAATGGTTTTAAGCCCGATCAATGGGTGGTTTATACCAACCGAGATAGTGAAGTTAATGCAATAACTGCAGCAACTGAAATTATCAAACGTGGGGATTATCCAGCAAATAAGGTCAGGGTACTTAAAGTAGTGGCAACCTTTGAGTCTGATGTATCTGTTAAAGTGCCGGAGGAGGAATCGGAATGATAAACTTAGTAGAATTAGCGCCAAAGCAAGCGCAGCTGGACGCTCACATCATACAAAAGCGCGGACTGGAAGGACAAGACTTGTTGTTGAATACAATGTTCGCCCTGCAGGTGGAAGTTGCAGAGTTGGCTAATGAGGTTCGTTTCTTTAAACATTGGAGTACAGATCAATCTCCACGAATAAAGACACATAAGGATATGGGATTAGAATGGAAAGAATACAACCCTACTCTTGAAGAATACGTCGATTGCATCCACTTCCTTCTTTCCGTAGGGAATCAGCTCGGAGTTGACTGGAAATTGATTGAAGTGCCGAATACACCGATGTTGGAAATTCCCCGCGCTTTCGGACTCTTAATGTTAAACGTTTCGTCAATGTGGGGAGCCGCAGATGCTTATAGTCTATCTCGTTCAATCCGAATGAAAATTAAAGCGATTGAATACCTGGAGAAAGCGGCTGATCTACTAACTGAAATTGGACTGTTACTCGGTTTTACTGAAGAGGACATTACTGCAGCATACAACGCCAAGCATAAAGTCAATTACGAACGTCAAGCGAACGGTTATTAATAAAACGGCTTAAGCTCAAATTCAATATTCTTGTCTATCCAGTATAAGCGACATGCTTTCTCGGTAAGTCGATACAACTGCTGGCTAGTTAAACGAACAGTACCGCTGTCATAACGGGTACGCCATTGGTAATCGCGAGAATTATCTGTAGTATGTATGACTTTGACGTGAAGGCGGTTTGTACGGCGAAGCTGCTCCTGATGTTGCTTGATTGTTTCAATTACAGATTCAGCTTTGGCTATGTAGATACGCTTTCCATGAAGTTCAGACTTCTCATATAGCTTTATGTCATTCTCAAAGTTCTTACATGCAAGGGACAAGCCGATGTACTCAAGAACGAGCTTCACTTGATTATCCATTGTTATCACTCCTTTTTAGGAGATTATAACACGAACGAGTGTTCTTTATTCATAGAATTTAGGAGGGGAAACGGAGTGAATAGATTAGATCGCATCGCACAGTTGGAAAGTACTCAGTATACAAAGTCAGATTTAGCAGAAATGGTTGTAAAGTTAGAAGAAGCAACTAAACATAAACCTGCAGCAGAATCAGAAATTGCTGAGAAGTATGAAGGTGTTATCTTGATTAACGGCTTAGTTCCTGGTCGGTCCCGTCTCTTCTTTGAAGGAAAAGAAATTAAAGACTATGAAACTATTCGGCTCTTTGTAGATTCAGAGAGAAATTCCACAACACTTAGCATGCAACATCCGGACAAAGTGGTAAGTTTTTTGAAAGGTCAGCCTTCTAGGTTCAATAGTAAAATTCATTACAACAGACTGGCTGCCATGCCTGTAGAGGAAAGAGAAAAGAAACTTGATCTAATGACAAATAAGTCTTTGCGATACTTGGTTAATCAGATGTTGGCCGTTATCTTCGATTTGAAGGCGACAGTTAAGAAAAAAACGCACCAATTAGCCGAATATCACAACCAAGAGAAGGTGAAACAATGAGATATGTTGGAATTGATCCAGCATCAAAAACAGGATTTGTCGCACTCGGTCCGGACGGTATGCCGCTAAAGTCGAAAGAGATTACAGGTATTTCAGATAAGGACCCGAAGCGGATGGCTACATTAGTCGACAATATCATCTATCAAGTGGAAAAGGATGATATCATCTGCATTGAGGATATCCCGTATAACACCCAACGCGCTGTATTCGCTGGTGCATTGCATTATGGTATAAGATGCGAATTGTGGAGACGTGGAATTAGATATTATGAAGTGAATCCAGCACACGTTAAAAAGTTTGTTGACGTTACTGGTTGGGTAGGAGAACCGGGAAACAAGCGTCGGCTTGGAAAAGATGAAAAGAAAAAAGTAGTTATGGATGCAGTAAGAAAGCATTATGGCTTTGTCCATTCAAGCGATAACGTTGTAGATGCATATATACTTGCTCAAATAGCCAGATCAATGCACACAAAGAAAGTGGCATATGAACACCAACTATCAGTAGTTGAAAATTTAAAACTAGCATAGCCTGTCAGAAGCACACAGAGCCAATCTAAGAAGCGTTTAGCGTTTCCGGGGTATTGGTATTATTTTAACCCTTGGTGTTGCGTGGTCGCTACACTTTGAGGACACAGGAGGAATATAAAATGTCTAAAGTTGAATTGAATGTTTTGTTTAAGAAAATCCAGAAGGACGATAAGAAAGAGGTTGTTGAATTTCATGTGTTAGGTGATGAGTTGCCAAGTTTTCAAGAACTCTTTCAGTTGGTAGGATCAGTCGTTGTGATTGAGGTTGAAGGAAATGAAGCCGGAGGTATTAACGCTGAATTTAAATCTCTGCAAGTGGACGCTAAAAAAACACCTTTAAAATTTAATGTTTCTGGAGGAAACGAAGACAAGCTAAACAAGCTTTATTCCTTAGCCGGTCGTAATGTAAATATTCTTATTGAACCTTCACAAATGAGTATCGATGAATTCCTAGATGCTGCTGAAGAACACGAGGGTGTTGAATATACAGTTGAAAACGATGGATCGGTTGCTGTACCGGATAACCAGCTATCCTTTGAGGATATCCCAACTGGTGAAGATGGCGACACCGCTCATGATGACGACGCATTGAATTAAATAGGCCAGGCTCCAGCAATGGGGCCTCCTCTTAAGGGGGTAGAACAGTGGAATTTGAATTACCGGAATTAGATAGAAAAGCAACGCAGAGAGAAGTAGAAGCAGCGCTTGAACGATACAGAATTTATAACTATCTGACTTACGAAGAAAAAGAAGCAACCACGACAGCATCATACGATGACGTTGGTGGGGGAAGAGCAAACACAATAAGCGACCAAACAGGAAATATCGCAACGCAGAATGTAGATGAGGTGGCCAAGCGTAAAAAATATTGCGAGAGAGTAATTCGATCTGTGAACAAGATGCCGAAAATGGAGCGCTTCTTGATTGAAAAAAGGTACCTGAGCAGAGAAGCCGACTATATTACGGACGCAAAAGTGTATAGCTTCGAGTTTCAGCCGCCAATCTCCCATGTTACATACGGGAAATTAAGGTGGAAGGCATTTTACAAGTTAGCACTAGATTTGAATATAGCAGTAACAAAATCGAATGAAACAAGCTGA